GATGTGCCTGATTTGGCTAAATTTTTACCTACTGATAAATATAACATGACTGGTGTACATTGTACAACACTTTTTAAGTCGCCTGATGGTGAAGTAACTCGTAATCAAATCCAAGTAATACAGGATGCGAATATTAGTTCTGCAGGTAAGACCTTTGATGGATTCTTTTATGATTACACAGAGGAGACTTTTAAAGGATTGTGTATGATGACACACATTGCGAGAAGATCTCAGCCATTTATTGGAGGATTTCATCTCGCGGGATACCCTAACTCCTGTAGAGGAGCTTGTGGGAAATTGACGATAGAACAAGTCGACAAAGCCATTCAAGCTTTAAGATTTTTAAGAGTTCTTGAGACACATTCAAGTGGAACAATGTCAACTGAAAAGTATGGGATTGATTACACACCACAAGGGGATATTCCACCATCCAGTGCTGTAAATTGGCTTGAGGATGAGGAAGACAAGCAACCTATTGGTGAGGTTTATGGACCACATCCATTGGGTACTCGTACCTTTAAATCACAAGTTCGTAAGAGCGTAATCTCAGATTCTGTAGAAGAAGTCATGGGATTGCCGAAAGCACATGGAAAACCTAAGGGTATGAACTCTTGGGTACATTGGCAGAGAGATTTATCTCTTATGTCACATCCAACGGGCAAATTTCGACCATCGATTCTTAAGAAAGCGAGGGAAGATATGAATGCCATGGTGGATGAAATATTTGAACGCAAACCTGAAATGATAGATTTGGTCCATCCGTATTCTCATGAAGTAATTCTTGCTGGAGCAGATGGTATCAATTCTGTTGATAGAGTCGATTTAACGACATCTATGGGTTTTCCAATCAGTAAGCAGAAGAAAAATTTTATTTATGAATCTGATGTTAAAATTGATGGGATTACTTGTCCATTAGATATGGATCAACAATTTTGGGACGAGCTTGAAAACATGGAGAATATCTTAGCTTCTGGCGAAAGAATTCACACCGTGTTTCGTGGTAATTTGAAAGATGAAGCCACCAAGCTTACAAAGAACAAAGTACGTGTATTTGCTGGGTGCGAACTCGCATTTACATTACTGGTAAGAAAGTATTATTTGTCTATTATTCGTGTCATTCAGACCAATTGGGATGATTTCGAATGTGCTGTTGGAATTAACGCACATGGTCCAGAGTGGACTAGATTGACTGAAAAATTGACAAAATACTCTACCACACGTATGGTCGCTGGAGATTATGCTGCTTATGATAAGCGTGTATGTCCAGAGGCCACTTTGGCTGCGTTTGATGTTATGATTCGCATCGCAACAAAAGCAGGTTATACTGTTCGTCAACTCAACATTATGAGGGGTATTGCGACAGAAATCTGCTTACCTATTTATGAATACAATGGTATTCTTCTAAAAGTTTTTGGATCTAATCCTTCTGGACATCCATTAACTGTTATCGTCAATAATTTGCAAAATAGTTTATATCAAAGATATGCTTATTACGCAATGCATGAAGGCGAAGAAGTTCCTTTATTTCATGAACGGGTATCACTCATGTGTTATGGTGATGATAATGCTATGAGTGTGCATGAAGATGAAAAGAAATTTAACCATACTACTATTTCGAATGAATTAGGGAAAGTTGGTATTAAATATACAATGGCTGATAAAGAAGCTGAATCCATTCCTTTCATTACACTTGCTGAGACTTCTTTTTTAAAGAGAGGTTTTATTTACAGTGAGGATTTGAAGAATTGGATTGCTCCTATTGAAGAGTTGTCAATTTCAAAATCATTGCACAATTATATGTCGCGACGTGGATCGACGGCTTTACCAGAAGAAGTTTCTGGTGATGCTATCAAAAGTGCTGCTCGTGAATATTTTTTCCATGGAAGAAATGTTTATGAAAAGCGACGCTTGCAATTGCATGAAATTCGTGATAGACATGAATTACTTACATTTGTTGGCGATTTACCAACTTACGAGGAAATGGTGGATAAATATCTTGGAAAAGAATTAAAATCTGTTGATTTATCTGATCCAGGTGTTTTGATGTTTCAATAAGTTGGCCCCGTCGTGGAGACGTTAAAATCCCGCTGAGCACGTAATTACTCTCCGCGAATACCATCGCGGAATCGCTAAAACGGTATGTATTATAGCTGATTTACCGGTGTAGTTTCTAGTTCCCATTTCTAGAACTGCACGAGGAATGTATAATATAGATTTTTGTTCCCTATTTAGGGAAGGCTTAATCAGCCAAAAATGTGGGCTCTTTCCATGTTGCATTAAGGCGTGCGACAGAGGATATGTAAATAAATGACCTTACTTCTCAATTTAATGTAAAAATAAATAAAGGAAGCACAGGCACCAGTGCTCAAATGGTGTCATTTAAAGATCAGAACCCTGCGTATACGTATGAGGTTCAATCGCAACCCGATATTACTTATAAGGCAGCTGAAAATGATGATGCTGACTTAGGTAATTTTTTCTCACGTCCAATCAAATTAGATTATGCGTGGGGAACTGGAATTTCTAACTTTTCACAAGATTTCAATCCTTGGACTGAATTCTTTGAGAATGACAGAGTTATAAACCGTATATCCAATTTTAATAACTTGCGATGTAAATTACACGTAAAGTTTTTGATTAATGGTAACGGTTTTCATTTTGGAAGATTGTTAGTAAATTACAAACCGTTACATACTTCAGATGATTTTTACACAGATCGTGCATTTAGTAGATTAGATAATGTTGCGGCGTCCCAACGTCCGCATATATATTTAGATCCTACTACTTCATCTGGTGGAGATATGATTTTGCCATTCTTTTGGCCGAAAAATTATCTCAACATTCCAAGTCAAGATTGGAGACAAATGGGAGAGATTTCTATTCGCACTTTGCAAGATTTACAACATGCAAATGGCGCATCAGATATCGCTCGTATTTCCGTCTTTATTTGGGCTGAAGATGTGACATTGTCCATTCCAACATCCTCCGAACCTGGTGGTTTGACACCTCAGGCAGGGGAAGATGAATATGGAAAAGGACCAATTTCCCGACCAGCGAGTGTGGTTGCTCGTGTAATGGGAAAATTGACAAACGTGCCATATATTGGTAACTATGCAAGAGCAACAGAAATTGCTGCCGATGCGATGGGTGCCGTGGCTACGATGTTTGGATATGCACGTCCAAATAATTTGTCAGATATTCAACCATATAGACCTACTGTAATGGGGAATTTAGCTAATGTTAATTATCCTGATTC